TGAAATGAAAATATCCAATATAAGAATAAACAGAGTTAATAGGTGTGATCAATGCAAGAAGGTATATCAGAAGATGTATCAAAATTCTATTGGGAAAACTGAAGAAATGAAAGGAGCGATAAAATGAAAATCACAGCAATTAAAGATCACCGTCCTATAGCGAGATGCACTAAACATAACTACATGTGGCTTGGAGATATTAGAACTTGCGTTAAGTGTTGGGTTAGACTGTCGGCTAGGAATAGCCAAAGAACAGCCAAGGTTGATCGCACAGATGTTTTAGCGCAGAAAACGAGTAACGATGTACAAAATAAAAACAACACGCTTAGAACGCAAATTTAGAGGAGAATGGATATGGAACATGATGAAGAAATAACAGGAAGAGACTACATAACAAAGTTTAAAGCTAAGACATTCGATATTAAACGAAAATGTCTAGGCAGGGATTGTAACAGAAAGTTTGTTGCCCCTGATAGGTTCACTAGGTTATGTAAGGTTTGCAAAGAAAAAAACTGGTAAATTGTGGTTGTAATCTTCTTAAAATATTGCTATGCTTTGCTCATGGATAAAGTTGTTAAAATAACAAAATTAAATCCTGCTTATGCTAGTGGGTATAAACCGCTGTTAAATCTTCCGTTTAGTGATGAGATTAAAATGCCATATCTTAGTAAAAATAGTAAAATTAAGAAAAGGAAGCGTACAAATGCCTAGAGGTAAAAAAGTAAATATAGACGAATACCTTGCGAACATTGAGGAATATCTGAAGATGGGGTGTACAATCAATGAAGCTTGCAGTTTAGGCGAAGTTCCTTACCGCACAGTTATGGATTATTATGATAAAGATGAAAGAGTTCGCAATAAAATCAACAGTTTGAAGAACTTTATATATTCAGTGGCTAGGCAAAGTGTTATAACTAACATGGCTGATGACGGTAAGTTGGCTTTAGACTTCCTGAAGAATAAGAAAAACAAAGAGTTCAACACTAGAGAAAATAAAGAGGTATCAGGTGGCCTTGACATGAACCACAAAATAACGTTAGATGATGAAGAGATAATTAAACGATATAATAAACAAAAGAAGGAGCTAGACTAATGAACTATAACGCACAAATGAAAGCATGGGCAATTGACCGTGCATTGGAAACTGTTAAACTTTCAAAGGATGAGTCATCACCTGAGAATGTTATTAAGATTGCGGAGAAATACTGTGAGTTTACGCATGACCCTGAAGTTATGGACGAAGAAGCTGAAGGCAACGCATAATGCAAGATAGATATAATCTAGCACTATTGTCTTACATTAAAGGTTGCATAGATACATTGCCACAGGTAAACAACTATCAAGATGAAGCATTAGATAATATATCTAAGGCCATCAGATGTGTTTTAAACACTGACGCAACTGAGATGAGTGCAACAGCTTGGGTAAATCTAAGTTCTGAAGAAAAAACAGACTTACTAGAAGAATAGGAGCCAACTAAATGACAACACACACACAAGAAAGCCTTTCTGGTAAAACCCCTGAGGAGCTTAGGGTTATTGCTAAGAAGCTGAATATGAAACCTCACCACAACGCAAAGCCGGAAACTATTATTAGGCAGATACTGCAACAGCCTCAAGCTTATGTTCGGGATGCTATGCAACATGTAGCGACTACACCAGTAGCACCAACACATGACAATAGCCCTGAAATAGTGCTAGAAGCTATTAAGCAATACTCTGATAAAGAGGGCTTTACTGCTGAATTTCCTGATGACGGCACATGGATATTTAAATGCCGTGGGTCTGAAGAGTCTGGTAACCTAGCTATTCCTTTACGCATAATCAAGCAAAAGGCTCTATTCGTGGCTAAGGGTCGTAGGGCTTTAATGTCTCTTGGTAAGGATAATACATATCCGGGTAAGTACAGCGATACTATCATTTCGGGGTAACACCATGAATCTAGAAGGCAAATCAATCCATGAACTAAGGGCAATAGCTCAGTCGTTTGAGATAGATGATATCTTTTCTAAAGATGCTGACCAGCTTACACAAGCTATAGAGATTGAACGCAATGAGCTGATACCTAAGCCTAAGATTGAGATACCCAAGGCAGAGTATGATTCTAGGTTAATGACTAGGCCACCGTCAAAGCGCAGTGATAAAGACAACATACTTAACTTGCTTGATGGTCATATTAAACTTGGCTTGCGTGTTGAATTCCCTGAACCTGAGATATGGTCTATGTTCTTTGGCAAGAAGACTGACACAGGTAGTATGCGTATGCCATTAAGGGTATTGATACAGTGTGCAGATAGGATTATGAAATGATAAGCTTCTTCCTCGGGACATTTACTTTTTTAATATTGTTTAAATTACTCAGTACATAGGATAAATGATTACACCTTTAGAAATGTTGGACGCAACTTGTCGTAAGAACTTCGGGGCATTTGCTCAGAAAGCTTTTGCTGTAGTTGAGCCTGGTGTTAAGTTCGAATGGAACTGGCACTTGGAATGCATATCAGCACATCTTCAAGCACTATACGAGGGAAAGCTTCCAGATGGTAAGAAGCGATTATGTATTAATGTCCCGCCTCGTTCCTTAAAGTCTTTTCTGTCTTCTATTGCGTTTCCGGCGTGGTGCATAGGCAAAGAGGCAAACAATAAGTTTATCTGTACATCGTTTAACGCTACTCTTGCTAAGGAAATGTCACAGAAATCAAGACACATCTTTGAAAGCGACTGGTACAAGCGTGTGTTTCCTAATGTGGTGATTGACAATAAGCAGAATGAGAAACATAACTTCTGGACGACTAAGCGAGGGATGTATTATTCATCTGCCATTATGTCTGTTACTGGCCGTGGTGCTGACTTTGTTGTGCTTGACGACCCTATCAATCCTAAAGAAGCGGTCAGTGATACTATACGTAATGACATAAATGCAACTATAAGTTCAACTATTCCAACTCGTTTCAATGATTTGCGTAATGCTAAATGGTTAATGATTATGCAACGTCTACATGCTGATGATCCAACAGGACATTTTACCGGTGATGGACGCTGGTTTAATCTAGTGTTGCCCGGTGTAAACCAAACAGGGAAAACTATAAGCTATTCTTTGAATGGTGAAACATGGGAAATGAAGCCGGGGGAATTACTGTTTCCTAAAAGATTAACAGCTAAGGTGTTGCTTGAACTTCGGGATGACCTTGGCGAATACAACTACGCAGGGCAGATATTACAAGAGCCTGTTCCTATTGGAGGTGGTGAGTTCGATGCTGACTGGATACAGACTTATCCACAGGGAGGGATTAGACCAAGCAGTATGAACGTTTGTATATTGGTAGATCCTGCAGGCGGTGAAGAACTTAATAAGAAGAAACGCAAGTTATCTGACTGGACGGCATTAATGGTTGTAGGTCAAGCCCCTGACAATAACTATTACCTGCTTGATATAATCAGGGATAGAATGAACCCTACTGATAGAATTAACATGCTGTTTGTTTTACACAGGAAATGGAATCAATTATGCGGTAAGCCTCCAAAGGTTGGTTATGAGAAGTATGGCATGATGACCGACACTCATTACATAAAGCAGAAGATGGGTGATGAATCTTACAATTTCCCACTTGTAGAGCTTGGTGGACGCATGGGTAAAGAAGAACGTATACGCAGACTTATTCCCGATATGCAAAATGGGCGTTGGTATTTCCCTGCAGGTATGATATATGTTGATGTTGAGGGACGGAAGTTCGACCTTATACAAGAGATATACGATTCTGAAATGGCAACCTTTCCAAGGGCTAGACATGATGATATGATAGACGCTCTTAGTAGAATATACGATATGGAGATGCTTTTTCCAAAACCTCGGTTAGGAACTGTTGCAAAGGCAAGAAAAAAAGCGTATGATAGTCAAAGTTATGGTTGGGAAGATTATTAATGAATAAAAAGAAAGCCCTTGCGACAAGCAAGAAGAATAGGGAACTGTCTAAAAAAGGTTTAGGCAATCAATATAATAACACAGATTCATGTCAATCGTTTTATAATGGCGATATGATGTCTTATGAAGACAAGATACAGTTTATTGATGGTGATGGTAGTCGTAAAAGAGCTACTGTTAAGTTCAATAAAGTTCAGCCTAATGTTGACGCTGTTGTAGGCTTTATGGCACAGAACAGACGTAAAGCTAAATACACGGCTAGGTTAAACGCTTCTGAAGAGCAAAACATCTATTCAAGAAACATGAACTCACTGTATGATTTTCATAGAGAGAACATGAATGCTGACCAAGTAGAAACACAACAGGATGCGGATAACCTGATTAATGGTTATGGTGCGACTGAAACAGATTTATCTTACTTAGTGGGTAACTCCACCACCAATCCTAACGGTGATATTCTCAAAATGAGATTAGATCCTAGAAATGTAGGTTGGGATCCAAAGGCAAGAGCTAAGAATTTACTGGATGCAAGGTGGGCTTATTATCACCAAGACTATGATTTAGAAGACGCACTAGACCTATTTCATAACAGTGAAGAAGATGACTTTGAAAGTGCCAACGCTGAAGAAGATGACTTAGGCTATGTATATAATCCTTATGGTGGTGTTTATGATAGAATAAAAGAAAGCGATTCAGTTGAATGGTCTTCTAAAGAAGAGAACCTTGTACGTGTTTACAACATGCAATGGTTTGAATATGAGAAATTCTATAAAGCTAAGAACCCATTGTATGAAGCTGAAAGTCCAGAGGATGCTTTGTTTATAAAAACTAGGCTAGATATAATTAAGTCCGAGGTTAAAACCTTTGAGCCGGCTGGTATAAATGCAGGCGACATGTTCGACTTTGACCCACTAGCTGAAGAATTTACCTTTGATGAAAGCACTAGAAGAAAGCTTGTAGAAGAATTCGGGAATACAATCGAGCCAGTTGCGTTTACTCGTAAAGCCTTTTACACAGCTATATATTCCGGTAGCCATATCTTTGCTTGGTTCCGTTCTGTATGCCAACAGGGTTTTTCTATTAAGTTCAAGACAGGTAACTTTAGTGAGCAATGGAAAATATGGGTTGGTATGGTTAATAACCTTATGGAGCCACAAAAATACTATAGTAAGGCCATAACAGAATTTATCTTCACAGTCGCATCATTGTCTAAGGGAGGTGTGTTTGTAGAAGAAGGTGCTGTTGAAGACATATCAGAGTTTGAGAATAAATACGCTAAAACTGATGGCGTTGTTGTTGTAAACGAGGGTGCTTTATCCGGGTTGAAGATAAAAGAAAAACAACAGGCATTATTACCGTCTGGTATAGATACCATTGTTGCTCTTTCTGATGCGGCACTTGTTTCTAACGGTGTTGACCCGTCTTTCTTAGGTGCGGCGAATGCACAGGAAACAGGGATACTTTACAAGCGTAGGATCCGTCAGGTTATCAGTAAGATGGCTACATATTTTGATAGCATAACTTTATATCAGAAAGAAGATGCTAGGCTTTGTGCTGATTTAATACGTGTTTGGGTAGAGAATAACGCCGGACAATGGGTTAGAATAACTGGTATTGACGGTGCTGAAGCGTTTGAGCAGGTAAGTGAAGACATGTTGGCTGCTGAGTATGATGTGTCTATTCAAGAAGCTGCACAAACTCCAGAAGATAAAATGGAAACTGCACAGGTGATAGGGTCTTATGGCGATAAGCTTATAATGGTAGACCCTAACGCTGCTAAGGCTTTGTATGCAGAGTCGTTACAAATGCTACCACTTGACGGTGATGTACGTAACAGAATGACACAGATTCTACAGCCTGATGAAAACACAGTTCCTCTTGCTCAATTCCAACAACTAGAGCAGAGATTACAGCAACTGCAAAGCGAGATAAGCCAAGCTAACGTTAGAAAGATAAACGCTGACGCAACATTGAATGAAGCTAAGGCACAAACAGAATCTGTTAATCAGGTTGAAACTTTGGAGAGTGCAGCGAATAAAGGTCTGGAAAATGACTTGATTAGAAATGAGCAATACGGCAAAGTTACTGTAAATATATAAGAAATACTAAAACCATAAACACAACATAGGAGCTTAACATGGGACTACAGGATATTATAGACGAGACTAAAAAGGAACTAGAAGGCTTAAACGCTGAAGAAAAAGTAGTAGAAGTTGCAGAAATAGAATCTGTTGAGCCTACTGAAGAGCCTGAAGAAGATATTGAAGCTGAAGCGGAAGAAGATATAGCTGAAGAAGAAAATCTTGAAGAAGAGTCTGAAGATAAGGTAGAAGCTAAAGAAGAAGAGAGTGAAGAGGAAAAGAACTCAAGATTCGCTAAGATGAGAAGGGATCTTGCTGCTGAGAAGAAGTTAAACGCAGACCTTAGAGCTGAAAAAGAAAACCCTATTCCAGAGCCACAATCTGCTGAAGATGGTATGAACCGTGAGGTAGAAGACATCATCATGGAGCGTAGGTATCAAAAAGCTACACAGGAATTCGAAGCATTGGAAGCTAACTTTTCTAAGGATGTTGAAGACTTTGATGCTATTTCTCTCGCATATAAGACGGCTATATATCAGTCTAAAAGAGTTCTTAATAGAAATAAAACCCATAATGAACTACTTGAAGATACCCGTAACGAGATACTACACACGGCTGCCAATTACATGAAGCAAGGTTTAGATCCTATTCAAGAGATGTACGATGACGCTAAAAGCTTAGGGCTTACACCTGTGCAAACAAATCATGTTGAGGAAAAAGAAATTAAGCCTGACCTTAGTAAAGTAGCTAAGAACAAGGCACGTAATTCTGGAATGGTTGCAGGTAAAGGGTCTGGCGGTAAAGCAGACATATCTAGAGAGCATGCAGCAACAGAAATGACAGTGGGTCAGTGGTCTAAACTTAGTGCCGGTGAGAAAAAACGTCTTCTTATGGACGGATAGATATTTTCGGCATTATTCTAGTTGACAGACTGCATATTATTGATGTATTATTTATACAAGTTTCGTTCGCTTTAAGAATAGTGCCGATATATAGGCTGTAAATTTATACGTATGTATGCGTTAAATACCGCTACTAAAAGATTCGTCCACTTTACGGACAGGGTGTCATGAGCCATAATTTCGTTGCAGTAGTTGAGAATACAAAACAAAATTCAACAATTACAAAGGAAAAATCATGTCAAGTACAACTATGACCTCTGCAAATGCCCTTACAAGAAAATTATGGGCAACAGAAGACTGGGTTAATCCCGGTCAACAGGTGGCTTTCGGTCACTTATTCTCTCGTGGTGCTGTGTTTTTCGTAGAAGACTTTCTAGGAAACAAAGCTCGTGGAGATCAAATCACATATGATTACACTAACAAACTTACTGGTATCCCAGTTGGTGAAGGTGGAACATTAGACGGTAATGAAGAAGCTCTAGATCTAGGTAACTATACTCTAGCGATGAACGTTACACGTATTGGTGTGCTAAACCCTAACGACGATACTATCGAGCAACAACGTACACTGGTAGACTTCCCAGAGCGTACACGTAAAATCATTCCTCAAAGACACATGGAGCTATTAGATGCTTCTTGTTTCAACCAATTGGCTGGTTTCAACCCGACTTCGTACACACAAAACGGTACAACATGGTCTGGTTCAGCTAAATTGTTTGTTCAAGGTCACAACGCTCCAGTTGCACCATCATCTGACCGCATAATTCGTGCAGGTGCTGTAGCAAATGACCAGTCTTTAACGTCTTCTAACACTATGACATTAGACCTTATTGACTTTGCTCTTGAGAAGATTGCTAACTCTGACCAGCCTATTAAATATCTAGCTGATGACACTTTCGATGGTTACTTTTCACCAGAACAGATTGTTGACTTAAAGCAAGATACTACTGGTAAGATTCAGTGGTTCAACATTCAGTTGGCTAAAATTACTGGTGGCAAGAAGAATGAGCTTGAAAAGAGCATGTTCGATGAAATGACAGCCCTAGGTTCTTATGCTGGTGTTAACATTTATCAAGCGGCTCGTGTAGCTTTTGGTGAGCGTTCAGACAATAGTGCAGTTATTACAACTGTTCGTCGTGCTGTTATCGTTGGTAAAGATGCATTAACGTTCGCATCACCATTCGGTGGTCGTCCTGATGATAAAGATGTTCCATTAAAGTACTTCTCACAGTTGAAAGACTATGAATACTTTAAGGGTCTTGAAGGTCGTATGATTTACGGTCTTAAAAAGACAGTAGCATCTAATTCTGAAGATATTGGTGCATTCGTAATTTCAACATATGCAGCAGCACATAGCTAAGAAGGAGAAACTAAAATGACAACACCTACAGTAGTACCTACAGGTTATCAGAATGATTACCGTGACTACCTTAATGTCAAAGCAGATAGAAGCGGGGCAGCTCGCCTTTCATCTGGTGAAGTAATTGTACCTAGTGCAACAGCGGAAGGAGCCTTTATTGGCCTTATTCCTTTCAATGCTGGCGCAAGGTTTGCAGTTCATGATAAATCTACACATATAACTGATATTGACACAGGAACTGATTCCCTTGTTAATCTTGGTGTTATTTATCAAGACTCCAATGAAGGAACTGATGATGTAGATCTTTTCGTACTGCAATCAACTGCCGGTCAAGCTGGTGGATTCATAGCGGTAACAAACGTTACAGGTCTTGATTATGTTACAACTGGTAATGGATGGTTAGCTGTCGAGAATGACACTAATGTTTCAGAAGCAGAAGGAACTATCACTTATTCAGTTGGCGTTGTTTACGACCAACCAATTGATTAAAGGTTAGATAGAATGGCTACGTTCGAAGATATACAGATTGCGGTTTCAAAGAGGCTCCTTGATGCCAATAATGCTGCTATATCTGCATCGGACGTAGCCGATTCTATTAATCACGCTATAAAATACATGAAAGTCAGAAGGTTCTGGTTTAATGAAGTTGCCGACTCTGTAACACTTACTGCAGAAAATGGTACGCTTCCTGTGACTGGCGACTTTCTAGTTTCTACTATGAAGGATGACGGATTTAACATTGAATATTCAGAACAAAGATATCCACTAAGGAAAATAAGTCAATCTGAATATGACGGTGTATGGCTTGGTAATGGTTTTGGTATACCTCAAATGTATGCTAAAATTGGAACTACATATCAAGTTTATCCATTGCCGGATAGAGACTATACCGTAAATAGACATTATCTTAAAGACTATGCCGATTTAGTAAACGGAACTGAAACTAACGACTTTACTATATATGCTGACAGGCTAATAACCTTATGGACACTAGCCAATATGTCTGCAGAATTTAGGCAGGATGTGACGATGGAAACATATTATCGTGCTGCTGCACAAGATGAATATAAAAATTTACTTGTGATGACTAATAAATCTAACTCAACTGGTAGAATAACTATACACTCTACCTTGGTATAAACAGAGGAGAATACCATGCACTTACCTACCCTAGGATCATTATCAAGACTAGCTGTTGTTACAATGAAAAGCCTTATTGTATCAGTAGGATCAATTACATTTTCTGCTATTGGTGGCGGAATTATACTTAAACAAGGCTCTAACGGTAAAGTTGGAACATTTACGGCTAAT